AGAGCTTAACGTATAACTTTGTTTACCGTTTTTGTTATATGTGTTAATAGGATGTGGATATGTGCTGTATGTAGTATATAAAGGAGCAAAATAAGTAGGAGTTGTAGCACTTGTATCTATTGTATTTCTTTGATATGTTTCTTGCTTCGTGTTTAATTTATCTACTTTTTTAGTCATAAAAAATAAAGATTGAATAGCTCCTTTTTTGTTTATAAAAGCTACTTCAGTTGGAGTGTATCTTGAACAGTCTAATACTGTGATTGATAACGTTGTGCTTCTGTAAGTATAAGTAGAATCACTTGTGCCAGAAGTTACGTTTGTCAAAGCAACTATATCATCGTTAGTATCAGTTGCTCCTGTTCTAGCTGTTGTGCTTTTAGGAGCAAAGACTTCATAAGCACCATTTAGCTTTGTTAATAGAAACGCATCAGAAGCTCCTTTTGGTATTTCGTAGTTTGCACCATCCTCATAATTACCATAACCACCAAAGCCATTATAAACAACGGTATTTGTATCTGCACCATCATATTGAACAATACTTCCAGTTGCATTTGCTCCATCATAAAAACTTATTGCTCTACTTATTTCTATTTGTTTGTTTAAGGTTGCTATTGTTCCTGCTATATTAGTAAGTAAGCAATCGTCTAAATAATCTCTACATAATTCAGATATTTCAAAAGTAACCGTTTCTCCAGCAGTACAAGATTTCGTTATAGTATAGCGTAAGGTGCTATCAATAGTTAATTCTAATTTAGCACTTACAGCTCCTGAAGGAGTGGTTAGTATTTCGTATCTCGGACTTCTTAAAGGTATAATATCCATAATCTATTTTTTTGTTCCTAGTATAATTCCATTTTCTACATCTAACGCAAAAGCATCTATAAACTTATCTGTAAATCTTTGTAATCCTTTATTAAAAGGTTTAGTAAAAAATAACGTTGCTCTTAAACCTGATAAGTAAATACTTCTAGTGATTAAAAATTGTAAACTTTTTCTACCTATAAATCTACCTTTGGAATCTCTAATTCCTTTAATACCCTTTTGTATTGTCCATCTGTTTATAGCAGCTCTTAATCCTTTGCTTTTATTTCTACCAAATTTATAAGGACTTGTCGGAGCTTTTTGAATACCGTGCCATTTTGCACCTTTAGGTAAATTATAAGGATTTTTTCCTTTAACGCCCTGATCTACAAATTCTCCATAATCCTCCATTATAAAATCTACGAGCAAAGCACCCTTTTCTAATTCTATTTCATAGTCCAAAGAATCATATAAAGAGCTTGTTGTTTTTTTTCCTTCTCTTGTTAGATTACTTCTTGCTTGTTGTATAACATACTGAGCAAATTCTCTTAACTCTTTTTCTGTTTCTTTAAAATTCATTAGCAAATAGTTATGTCGTTATATATTAAAATATCCATATTACAAGACCACCCTGCCAGTTCATTTTCAAACCTATCATAGAAAGGTTCACAGCTAGGATCTCCGTCTAACTGATACGGATTGCCTTCTGCTAGTGTTGAAGTTCCAGCGTGTAATCCTCCTCTTTTTAAGACTTGAATTACTTTATTAATTACAGCTAATTGAGTGTTAAGAATGTCTTGGTCATTATTGTCTCCTGTAAAGAGGTCTGTTACCTCTGCCTTAGATCGGTTTACGACATCCATTGTTAGCAAGGTTATGTTAAATCGCAAAGCCTGTTCTTCTATGGTAGCACTATTAATTAGAATATGAGCTAAAGGAAATATGTCTTGTTTTCTTAAATTAACCTGTGCTATGTCTCCAGTCGTTACGGTACTTATATTTCTGTCATCTAAGAGCTGGTCTTTTATTATTTGTGTTACTTGATAAAATCCTCGTATGCCTTGATTAGCCATTTACTTTTCTTTTTATTTGTTTGTTTTCTAGTTCTTGTTTCTCTTTCATAAAAGTCAGCATCGTTAAACATTTATGCAGTTCTAAGTTCGTGATATTTTCAAATCTTGTAACATCTCCTCCAGCGAGTGCATAAACTGATTGATACCACCCCCATTTCCTTGCGAAATTAGATATTGCGTCAAGACTTTTTTCTCCTCGTCTGTTAAAGAGTTCTTCATAACTTTGGACAAGTCCATCCCTAAACGAAACAAAAAAAAAATTGATCCCATTACTGCTGCCAAAGGCATTTCTTTCATTGTATCCTTATTATCTAAATCGTAATCTTCAATTAAATATTTTTTTCCTAATCTTTGTTTTATCGGTCTAAAGAGTACGTTCATAGCTAGGTGCATATTCTGCCAGTCAGCTATATGAGTATCCAGATCTATATACTCCCCAAACGAGATGCTATGTAAATCAGACACAAACCCATATTCAATTCCATTAAGGTAAAAACTTTTTATTAATGGAGTTTTCTTATCAAACATCTCATTAATAATATTGCTTATTTTTTCAGCATCTGTTAGCTTCATTTCTCTAACAATCTTTTCGTTTACTCTACAAAATATTTCAATCATTTTGCATTGTAAAAAATAAGGATCTTCATTAACCTCTTTTGCTTTTAAAAATTCCTGATATTGTTCTAAGGTTATTTCGCTTAGGTCATTAGGAACATTCACTTTAGCTTTCATAATATTATAACGTATTTAATTAAACATTTTTAAACATAAAAAAAGGCAGACTAAACAAACGCTAAACCACTTAGGAAATCGCCTGTCTGTCCACCTTATCCAAACTAAACTAACTGAATTAACTAACTACTAAATGAAAACTATAAATCACTTTTACTGTTTAGTTCAGCTTGTTGTAAATTGTTGTATTTGTCTTTAATTTCTTTTAACTCTATTAACGCTTTATTCTTATAATGTCTATAATCAGAAATTGCTTCTTTATATTTCTGGAGGTCTTTTGACATTCTCAGAACATAAAAAGATATGTCCATTATAGCTCTGCTTAAAGCTCTTACCTCTTTGTTCTCTGGTCTTAGTTTGCTCCATTTAAGAGACAATTCTAAGCACAACTGAATATTGCTCATATATTCTAAGTCGTGTAAGTTCTCAATTTTGTCCATACACTAAGTTAATAAATTATTCTAAAATATCGTGCATCTACTGGAACGTTATAAGATTCCTTTGCTTTCTTAATCGCTTCTTTTTCGCTTTTTGCTTCAACAGCTATTCTTTCGTAATCGTGCATTTCGTTGTCATCGTGAAACCAGTATTCTACTTTATATATCTTATTCATACCAAATTTCATCTAATAAATAATCCCATTCTCTTTCAGCATATCTAATAAAATTATCTATATGCTTTTTGTCGTTGAACTCTCTATTGAAGTATTTATCTCTAGCTAGTTTGTCTCTGAATTTTAAAGTTGCCTTAATCATAACAACGAGCTTATAGTTAAACTTAACCAAGCGAATACTGTCCATAGTATCATAAACAGTATCCCTTCTATTAATTCTTTTTTCATATTATATTTTTTTAAGATTTGTTTTAACTAAATCAATTATAATTTTTTGGTCTGATTTAATTAATCCTATAAATTCTATATTAAAAATACTTTTAGAATATATATCCAAAACTGATTTTATCACTTCAGGATTAAACTTTTTTAATTTTTTCATTTTAGTAGTTTAAATTTTAGGGATGTATTTAATTTTTAAGTCTTACTCGCATCCCATTTACGTTTGACTGCTATTGTTCTGATAGCTCAGGTTTTCGGTCTTACATTTTGGTTGCCTACTAACGACATAACAAAGTAAAACAATCTAAACGATATTAACAAATAATTTGATAACTATTTCTAAGATACGTAATATGTACCTCTAGAGGGGTTTTGGAGCTGATATGAAATACTGTATCTAGCAGCATCTAGTAAATGATTGAATTTATCTATTGGAGTATTTGATTTTCTTTCTAACCAAGAATAGTTATTTAACTCTTTAATAAGATTAATACTTTTAGGATCAATAACTAAATCAAAATCTTGCATTAAACTAATTCCATACGTTACGCTTCCTTGACCTTTTATACTTGGCATTATATTACAATGAGGTTTCATCTCAGAGATAAGTCTAGGTTCTGCTGAATCGGCTATAATTAAATACTCTCCTGCAAACTTTTTATTGAGAGTTATTAATTGACTGGTTGTAAGTCTCGGTTTATAGAAACATTCTTTTAAATATATCTTTTTGTTTGTTTGGTCTATGCTTGTCTGTATCAAACAACTAGGATCTGAAGCGAAGCCAAAATCTTCTCCAAATACACTAACGCCTATTTCCTTAAATTCTCCAATATCCCAATTAGTGAATATAACGCCCTCAGCTTTTTCTAACCATCCTCCTAGCATTTGATGTTTGTATTTTTCTGGTCGTCTTTTCTTTATGTTTTCTATTTGAGATAAATAACTCTCTGATAGGTTTTCTTTATTGTCTATATATGTGGTATGAATGTAAGTCGTGTTTCCTTTGGTTATATTAGAACCTGTTTGTACTCCTTTATCTTCAAAGTATCTTCTGTAGATCCAATGTTCTTTTGATGCAGGATTTAAAATGAGTATAACTCTATTTGTAGCTCCCTGCTGTCTAACGCTTAAATCTATCTTATCAAAAGTGTTTTCATTTGTGAGTTCTTCTGCTTCATCTAAAACAAACGTTGTAACGCCTTGTAAGGACTTCAGGTTAGCTGTTTGGTCTCCACTTGAGGTCTTGATACCCTTAAAGATTATTTTGCTCCCAGAACGCTTATTTTTGATTTCGTCTTTTGTTATATAAAAGTCGTCAAAGATGTCTAGTAATTCTAGCTTGTCTATAAACTCTGGAATAATAGAAACGTAAGCTGAAGCTAAGGTATATCTGGTAAACAGAATAGTATGCCCTTTCTCGTAAGTTAGTAAGACCAATAATAAGTTAATTGAAAAAGATTTTCCAGATCCTCTACCTCCTGTAATAATGAAGTATCTAGAATCCTCATTTGAAATAGGACTGTACTTCTTATTTATATCAATCATTTAAACTTGATAAGGTCTTTGAAGTTTACGTTAAACCCTTCACTAGAATTTATATCTACTGATTCTTTAGGTTTACCATAACGATAACCAAAGTATAGATTTAAAGCTCTACCATCTCCTTTCATTATCAGCTCCCCTAGCTTCTTAATAACATCTTCATTGTTTATAAGATTATCTAACTTCTCTATTAGCTTGGTTTCTTCTATTTTAGGCTTTCTACCTGAGCCTACTCTTTTACCTCCGTGTGTACTCATAACTTGAAAAAAACTTGATTAATCAAAATCATATAACGTAATTTAATAAATAATTTTTGTGTTATGTAATATATGTTTCTCTGTCTTTAATAGACATTTAGTACGTTCTTTTTGTGATTTGTATTCTGTTGGTATTTTTAACCAAATCCATTTAGGTCTAAATACCCATTTAAAATATCTAACTATTTTTTTTAATATTCTTTTCATAATAACCTTAATTGACTTGTATGTAGTTCTAATCGTTTCTTAGCAGCTTTATAATAATATTTATCTATTTCATACCCTGTTAAATCATATCCCAGATTATGACAAGCTATTGCAATACTCCCTGAACCCAAATGGGTATCTAATATTTTATCTCCTTCCTTAGCATAATTCATAAGTAACCATTCATAAAGCTGTATAGGTTTTTCAGTTGGATGTATTTTTTTTTGTTTTTGTGGATTGTTTAAATATCCAAATCCTATCCAATCGTATGTAAATTTTTTTAGTATAGAGTTAAAAGAACTCCAAGCTAATTCTCCATCGGAATAATTTTTATTGTTTGCATTTGTTATTTTTTTATCCCAATATATCCATCCTTTTTTTGAAGGTAATAAATCAGCAAAATAATTGCCACCCCAAATAATTTGGTTTTTAGAAACTCTTTGTAGTTCTTTAAAATACTTTTTTGATGGGCGTTTTTTATCCCAATCTTTTTTTTTATGATGTTGTTTGTTTGAAAAAGTTTTTGCTTTACCACTTTTACCTTTTACTGTTGTATTACCATCATAACCAATACCATAAGGAGGATCAACTATAGCTAAGTCAAATTGATTATTTGACATTTTTTTCATAGCTTCCATACAATCTTTATTGTATATCATTCTCTATTTCTTTCTGAAGATTTGCTAAAGCCCTCCAAGCTACCTTAGCAGAATGACGTACTCCATCAGTATCCAATTTGCCTACTTCTAGAAGATGACGAGCTAAGGCATCTAATTCGTCTTTGGATTTACTTCTATCCCAGTGTAAGGTCGTGTTTGGGTGATGCTGTCTGTTACCTCTGTAACTGCATTTAGCTACTTCGCAAATAGCGTCAGGAAAGTATTTTAAAACTCCTGTATATATAGGAATTTCTTTGCGTTTTTTTTTATTCTTTTCAATCATTTTATTCCACCTTGTTTTATTTGTCTTATTATCTTATTTATCTGTTTATGGTTTTCTGACCATTTAGCAGCTTCAGATTCAAAGTAAGTTTCTTGTCTCCTTCTTTTGAAGTCTTTTAGAATTAACCTAAGTAAAACTAATAAAGTATCTTTATTCATTATGTCCGTCTAGTAATAAGGTTTTTTCTGCAATAGATAATTTCCTTTTAGGAAAAACTACTGACCTTTTTAACTTACCTTTTAACTTTGTAACTTGGATCTGAAGATTTCTGCATTTGTTTTCCAAATAGTGAACTCTGTCTATTTCATCTACAGACAAATCACTTCTAAAAGAAAATTCTTTTTCTATTTCTTCTAATCTTTTGTTAGTTTTTTTATAAAGTTTATATAACCTTTTACTATGGATTACCGTAGCGTGGTTTATTGGCTTTCCCTGAGATCTAAAAAACAACGCAATATTAGTCCATCTCATTCCTAGTTTTTCTCTAAGCAAATAACAAAGCAAAGACCTCATTTCTACAACTGGTCTTTTCCTTGTGTTTTCAAATATATTTATACCAGACATTTTTTTTATCTTGTCTGCTATTTCAATAGGTTTTAAATTCATTTTGTTCTTAATTTAAGTAAGTTATAACATTCTACATATTTCTGTCTTGCTTTACCTTTGTACTCTTGTTTAAATAGTTCGTATAGTTTTCTTGTATATTGATATTTAGTTCTACAGTTTTTAAAATATTTTTGTGCAAACTTTTTTCCTTTTCCTTTAAAGTAATTGACGTTATCGGCTGAATCGCCACAGACGCATTGTTCATAGAAATTATATAAGGATTGTTCTGGAGTTATATCTAATACTTCTCTGTGGTTATAATGATAGTTATAAATTAAAGCAGGAAATTGTTTGTAGTCTTTATCAAGTGAAACAATCATCACATTTTCTCTGCCTTTCTCATCCGTTAAATCCTGCCAATAAGTAGCCACTAAATCATCTGTTTCTATTCCATATCCATAAATACTATCATAATTATCTTTAACGTATTGGTGCATATCGTGTAACAATGGAGGTAACTCCAGACCTTTTCTATTTGCTTTATAAGTAGGAGTTATTTTTTTTCTGAAGTTTCCTTTACTGCCATTAAAAGTAACTACCTTAGTAACATTATATATTTCGTCTAAGTCATTTACTATTTTCATATACTGTTCATCAAATTTATCAATAGCATCTTCAATATTTCTATGGTAAATATCTTCTAATACTTCTCCTTCTTTTTTAGTCTTATAACAACTTGCAAAGACTAAACTGTCTGCATCAATTAATAATATCATTTCACAAATATAGTAATTATTAACAAATATTTAATAACTCTTATTAATGTTTATTCTACTAGCTTGGTTTTCCTTTAAGAGATAGACTTCTTTGTCTAGTCGTGTTTTAGTCCATATTGTAGTATCAGGACAATATAAAGTAGTGGGTTCTGGCATTTGTAAGTTATCTAACCAATACATAAAGTTTCCTTTAGGATCATTAATAAAATAGAGCTTAACGATATGTTTAGGTAATTTCATTAACTCATCAAACTTATATTTTTCTATCATCTTTTCTTCGTAATATTTAGTTCTGAATTTCATTTCAATAACACAGTCTTTCCCTTTAGGAGTTTTTCCTTTAGCGTCATAATGTTCAAACTCTTTTCCTGTCCATTCTAGCTCCCATCCGTCTATGTTAAGAACCATTATAACTGCCTTCTCTAATTTGTGTATTTTACTCAGAGCCATTTTCCCATATCTTGTTTAAATCAGCAATCCATTGATTTATTGTTTTTGGGGAGCAGGTGCAAGGTATAAAATATTTATGTCCGTAATATCGTGAGTGAAAGTCGCTGACCATTTCAAGTTCTTCTCTGGATATGTTTGATTTTTTACCCA